GTTGGTGCAGCGCTCGGATATGTAGAGCCGAGGCGCGTTGAGGTGGTCGATGGGTGCTTCTTCGTCATAAAATATCGCGTCGTTGATGAGGCCGACTCCCTCTTCGATGTTCTCGCCCGGGCATGAACGGAAACTCATGCCGGCGTCTTCCAGCTCCTCAAGGAGCGTGGTGGATTGCTCGCGGGTGCCGGCCACGGTGGTGTTCGCATAGCGGCTGTCGATCCAGCGTTCGAAGACCTCGATGCCGTCGAGCGCCTCGAGCCGCTCGATCTCGCGCTTGTAGGCGAGCAGGCCGAAGCCGAAGGATTTCTGGCCGTCTCCGGCCTCGCCGTCCGCCTTCTTGCCGCTGGAGATCGACCACGCCTCGGGATAGCCAACTCCCTCAATGTATGTATCGGTCTGCGGCCACTCGCGGTAGACCCACGCCCGGTCGGCCCCATCGATGCGAACCCAGATCATAAACCAATTTTTCCCGCCGGCGGGATCGCAGAAGAGGTAGTTCGTGCCGTCCTTCGGCACTTCCTTGACGACATGCACCGACTCGCGGAAGCGGGGAAATCGGGTGGCGGTCGCTTTGATGGGGACTCCGTAGGCGCGGCACAGGATTTTTTCTCGCGGTTGCTTGGCGAGCTCAATTTTCATGCGCTCATACCCTGCCCACGGGTTGTTTTTGGTTTGGAAATAGATGATGCCGGCATTGCGGGTCACGCATTCCTGCACCACGGGGACTTTTTCAAATCCCTTGCCGCTCCGCCTCGGTAGCAGCTCGGCATCGCTATCCTCGATGTCCTTGGCGCCCTGGAGATAGTTTTTGACCGTGGGCGAGTAGCCTTCGATGGGCGTAAATGTGACGAGCAGGATGCCATTCCGGTCGAGGAGGCGGAATCGGATGGTTTCCAGCCAGTCGAGGGGCACTAATTCGTCGCACCAGGCTAAATCGATCTCTCCGCCTTCGATCGTGGTGATGTCCTGGGCGTAATTTCGGAACCAAACCTGCGATTTGTTCGGCAGGACCGCCGTATTTTCCGAAAATCCGTTTTTTTGCGTGTAGCTGATGTTTGTGACCTTGTTTCGCTTCGCCGTTCGCAGCTCCCGAGGCATGAAATTCCAGACAATCGGCTGCTGCATGCTGATGCTGTTGTCATTCGTTGTCTGAAAACACCACACTCGAGCATTAGGGCGCTCCAACAGCGTGCGAACCACCATTTTGCCCGCCCATGTGCTCTTTCCAGAGCGGTTCCCGCCCAAAACCAGCAGGTCGCGGTATTTTTTGGCCAGCTTCTCGGCCTTCTGCCAGTGTTCCGGTTCGTAGCCGTAGCGAATAGGGTCTTCCTTCTCGAGTTGGATGCGTTTCTCGCGCTCGACCAGCAACGCCCGACCGGATTCAAAATCGGTGACCAACTGTTGCGGACTCACAAAAGGCAGCAACGGATGCGGGGTTTGGATGAATGCGCTCATTTGGATTTCAGTTTTTTGTAAGAATTAAGCGCCTTCATACGGGCGTTGTGCAAAGAATCGACGCGCATCATGCATCGGAGGATTTCGGCAGCGACTTGCGGGACGATGGCGTTTCCAAGCCCTCGCAGTCTGTCCACCACCTCCGTCTCCGTTTCGCACTCCGGGCATCTCATTCCTGCCCTCCACGAAGTAACCCGTTCGTCTTCGGTTGCGTGTCAACCCAGCCATCCCCCACCCGCTCGACCTTCAATCGCTCGTTGCTCCGGTAGAACGAATTGTCCCGCACCGTGACCAAGACCTCCCCATCCATTCCGTCGATGCGGACCCACAGCAGGCGTGGGTTCATGGTCTTTTTGCTCGCTCGCGCCTCATACACGGCCTTCTCCGGCGCGGCAATCGGTGTCTCTGGCTGTTTATTCTCTTGCTGTTGTGGGCTTTTTTTCATAAAAAATTTCGGGGGCTGGACGAGTGGGGGGAATTTTGCGGTGGCCGGCGACCGACCCCCCGCCCCCCCTGTCTGGTTGATAACTTCCGATAACACCAATTAGCGATAGTTCGCAATTGCTGGGGTTGAACGACTTACACATTATCGGCTGTAATTTCGTCAGATTTTGACTTGGTTTTGGGCTTTGGCACACTCGATGGCACACTTTTATTGTGCCATATTGGCTTATTTGCCGAAGGGGCGTCTACATCGCTACTGGTTCCAGAGGGGGTCACGATAAACTCGCCTTCGATGGCATCCTGTTGCTTGGGAAGGCTATTGATCAACTCCTCATAAGACAGCCCATTGATCTTGTGTTCGATGTTGATGGTCAACTGCGAGCCGCCTTCGGAATCGCGGACTTTGTCTTGAGCTGTCCCGGCTATGAAGTTGAGTTCGGCTGCCTTCATTTTACTCACTTGGTTCTTGTCGTTGAGCTTGTCGCGCATGGCATCGACTGCGAGGCGTCGCACATCCTTCCATGCTGCACTGGCGACTTGGCCTTCTTTGTCTTTGGTATCGGGGTGATTGGCGATGATACGACTGATGACTGGTGAGCGGACCCCGAGGCGGGATTCGATGGTGCTGACCGTCATTCCCATGAGGTAGAACTCGGCCACGATATCGCACATCTGGCGGAACTGGGTGGACATGGCATCCCAGTTGACCGTTTCTTCGCACGCTTTGGCCTGTTGCAGGGCTTTTTCTATGCGGCTGGGGGCTCTACCCTGCTCTGCCTTGATCACGGCCTCTGCTTGGCGCTGTAGCTTCCACTCAACGGCGTCCTCGTAGTGGACGGGGCAACCGGCGTCGAACCATTGGGTGGCTGTCTGGATGGCGACTTGGAATCGGGCGGCAAGCCGGGTTGCGATGCCGTGGCGGGTTTCAGGTTTGGATGGGCGTTTGGGTTTCATAAGATTGATTATGCCTTGGGCTTGCAAATGCCGGATTGAACGACGAGTCGGCGGGCTTCTTCGGCGGAGTGCCAGTAGATTTCCTGCTCACCGATGTCGCGGGTGTATTCTGGGGGCTCGACATGGTTGAGTGCCCAGCGGAGGGAATCGGCCAAATCGGTGGCGAGTCGGCAGGTGTGAGCGACGCCTGGGTGGTCCTGCCATTCGCGGCCGCAGGATTGGCAGGTGATCTTGGGGTCTTTAATTGTATTCAGCATAATTCTATTTTGCGGACTTCGATGGTTGGAAATGACCCCTCCGAAAAATTACCTCCGCAAAACAATCCCCCCTTATAGGGGGATTTTGCGGAGGTAATTTTGCGGAGGTCATCCATGCTCCGCAGAATTGTAGTTTTGCGGAGATTCTGCGGACATTTTGCGGAGGTAGATTAAACATATCTATGCGGCTATTTTCTGTGGGTGTGTGTGCTTATCTAAGATGCGCTTGATGGTGTCGCCAGAGACGCCGTATTTGGTCTTCATCTCGCTATAGAATTTCCCGCTGTTCTTTGGCCATGTGGCGTGCATGGTGACGACTTCCAGTTCCTGCAGAACAGATAACTTCGGTGGGCGTCCCGATTTGCCCTGCGACTTGCCCTCTTCCTTGGTCTCCTCGGGGAGTTTGGCTGGTTCCCAATGCAGTCCACGGTCGGCGTGCTTGATGATGATGTCGGTGGTCGGGTGGCCGTGTTCGTCCACTACGCCAGCGCGGTTGCCACGCTTCGCCAGGAGAACCTTGAAGATGCCTTCGTGCTTGGTCGTCTGGAGCACCGCAATGGCGCGAGCCCAGTTGGTGAGTTCGGAGGAGCCCAGCCCGATGTAGGCGTAGTCGTTTGCATTCCAATGCGCTCGGCTCTTGCTATCGCTCTGCGGCTTGCCGGTGTGGTGAGACCATACCCATGCGAAATTGTGCTCGAATGCCAGCGGGTTGCAGAGCTCGCGCAAGAAGTGCGAGGCCACAGCCTGTTGCGAAATGTCATCGCCGATGTATGACAGCAGCGGATCCCCGTAGACCAGGTCGAATGGCCCGTGCTTAGCGATCAGCTCGCGGATCACCTCGATGAATGCCTCGCCGGTCTGTGCTGTGACCCGTGCGACGATAATGTTGCGCTTGAGTTGCTCGAGCGCGGTGCGTTCGTCCAGCTTGCTCCCGTCTACCACATAGGTCTTCACGCCCTGCACCACCTCGGCCATGTCGCCCATATCGTTCTCCGCCTGCACGATCAGGCACTTCAGCGGTTGCCGTGGTTTCATGCCGAAAAATGGCATGCCCAGCGCCCAAGTCATCGCCTGCTGGAGTGTGTAGCTGGATTTGCCGATGCCGGACTGACCGAGCAGCAGGAGCTGCCCGCCACGGCACAGCCAGCGGTCGCCTACCAGCGTGCTCGCGTCATCCTTCGGCGTGTAGGCGAAGAGCTGCTCGAAGGTATGCATTTCAACGCCTGCCATCGTCGACTTGGGCTTGGCCAGTTGCTTGAGTTCCTCGAGGGCGTCCGCCACGGCCATGCTGCCATCCGCCAGTTTCCGGCCGATTTGGGTAGCTTTGCGGGTGCCTGCTGCCGCTGCAATGTCCTCCAGGTATTCGGTGACGATTGCGCCGCCCGCCGAGCTAAACCCCAGCGAGGTGTCTGCCAATGTCACGCCATCTTGCCAAGACACCATGCCGGCGGCCTGTGCCTCGGCCTCCGCCATCTTCAGCCAATACGGCTCCGCCGCGATGACCTCGAGGATCTTGGCACCCACCACCGCCTTGCCAGCGTGGT